GAACCATGAAAAAAGCAAATCCGTTTATGGAAATGATTGCAAAGAAAAAAGAAGCTGCTGCTAAGAAACCCGCTAAAGCTGCTGCAATGCCTATGAAAAAAGGTGGCTCAGCTTGCGCGCCTAAGAAAATGATGAGCGGCGGTACGGCTAAAAAGAAAAGTGGAAAGGCTTGCTAACATGGCTAAGTTTCCCGATCTAACCGGTGATGGTGCAGTAACTCAGGCCGACATCCTAAAAGGACGCGGTGTAAAAACAGCTAAAAAAGGTGGAATTATGAAACACGAAGACATTAAAAAAGATATGCCAATGATGAAAAAAGTCGCTGGTCAGGCCGTTAAAGGCCACGAGAAGAAGATGCACGGCATGGCTAAAGGTGGCGTAACCCGTGCTGACGGCTGCGTAACTAAAGGCCACACCAAGGGCAAGATGATTGTCATGAAGTCTGGCGGGATGTGCTAAATGAGACCGAGCCGCGGCATGGGCGCTGTAATGCCTAGCAAAATGCCGGGCAAGAAGGTTATTCACCGTAAAGACAAACCGCAAGACGTAGATTTATACGCTGAAGGCGGTACGGTTAATGCGGCGGGTAATTACACCAAACCGGGGCTACGAAAAAAAATCGTATCCCAAGTAAAAGCGGCTGCAACACACGGTACTGGCGCAGGTCAGTGGTCAGCTCGTAAAGCACAACTCGTTGCTAAGAAGTACAAGGCAGCTGGCGGAGGTTATCGTGGATAAATTTTTTAGTTGGCTTTGGAGATTAATCAATGGCACTAGCGAAATCACAACAAAGCCTGAAGTCGTGGGGCGAGCAGAAGTGGACAACCAAGTCCGGAAAGAAGTCGTCCGAAACCGGAGAGCGGTACCTGCCAAAAAAAGCAATAGCCGCGCTAAGCCCACAGGAGTACGCAGCAACAACACGAGCAAAACGAGCCGGCAAAGCCCAGGGAAAGCAGTTCGTCCCGCAGCCAGCAAAAGTAAAAGCAAAAGTAAAGCCGTTTCGAAAGGTTAAGTAAAAGATGACCGTAGTTGCTAACGCCACATTTAACCTCGACCTCACTGAGATCGTTGAGGAAGCGTTTGAGCGCTGCGGTTCAGAGCTGCGTTCGGGCTATGATTTAAAGACCGCGCGGCGCTCGCTCAACCTATTGTTTGCTGATTGGGCTAACCGCGGCATTAACTTATGGACAGTTGAGCAGGGGCAGATTCCGTTGGTGCAGGGCGTTAATACGTACGACCTGCCGCTAGATACGGTTGACCTTCTTGAGCATGTTATCCGTACAAACCCGGGCGTACAGAATACGCAGGCAGATTTATCAATCACCAGAATTTCAGTCTCCACATACGCCACCATACCAAACAAACTTCAGCAGGCTAGACCGATCCAAGTGTGGATAAACCGTCAGTCTGGTGCAGACTATGCCGGTACGAGCTCTTCTACACCCCCTGCAGGCGTTGATGCGCCCAAGATAGTAGTATGGCCTACCCCTGACCAAGGAAGCGTTGGCGACCCCTATTACACGTTTGTGTACTGGCGTTTGCGTAGGATCCACGATAGCGGTAATGGTGTTAATACCATGGACATACCGTTCCGGTTTTTGCCTTGCATGATTGCCGGGCTTGCATATTATTTAGCAATTAAGATTCCGGGCTCGGACGGCCGTCTGGGAGTTTTAAAAGCACAGTACGACGAAGCATGGCAGCTAGCGGCAGATGAGGACCGAGAAAAAGCGGCGATCCGCTTTGTGCCACGTCGTACGTATATTACGTAGGGGTAGGTAGTGCCAAATAGATTTGCGTCCGGTAAGATAGCAATTTCGCAGTGTGATCGCTGCGGTCAGCGTTTTAAGCTTAAAGAACTGCGGATTGAGATTGTTAAAACTAAGCGGTATCAGTTGTATGTTTGTAAGGCATGCTGGGATCCAGATCAGCCACAGTTGCAGTTGGGTATGTACCCCGTTGACGATCCGCAAGCCTTGCGCAATCCAAGACCGGATAACACGTATTATCAGGCCGGTTTAAACGGTTTGCAGGTAGACCCTAATGGGGGAAATACAGAAGAAGGTTTTGGAAGCCCAACAATGGGTAGTAGAATTTTTCAGTGGGGGTGGAATCCGGTCGGGGGCAGTAGGGGTCCAGATGCAGGATTAACACCAAATGACTTGGTACAACAAGTAATTGTTGGTACAGTAACGGTAACGACAACATAGGAGCAAAACATGTTTAAAAAAGGCGCAGACGGTGTTACTAAACAAGGTAAAACCAAAGGCAAGAATCTTGGCGACACAGGCCCATCAGTAGGTATCCAAAAGGGTACTGCTGGCAAATCAAGCGGTGGCGGCAAGACCAACGAGCAGATGATGAAGCTAGGCCGTAATATGGCTAAAGTAGCTAATCAAGGTATGTTAAAGAAATCGGCTGGAAGAGGACGTTAATCATGGCTAAATATTCAATGAAACGCGACGGTAAAGAAGTAGGACCTGCTGAAGTTTATGCAGAGCCACACACCATGGATGGTAAAAAAGTTGGTGGTACATTGTCCCAAACCAGCGGAGCTGACTACATGAAAGAGATGAACATCTCTGTAGGCGGTATTAGCAAGAGCGTTGGTAAAGGCGTTAAGACTTCTGGTATTGAGATGCGCGGTGCGGGTGCTGCTACTAAAGGCCGTATGTGCCGTGGACCGATGGCATAATGAATTACGCTGAGTTAACGCAAGCGATTCTTGACTATTCTGAGTCTTATGAACAGACTTTTGTAGACAACATTCCGCTTTTTGTACAGCAATGTGAGGAGCGGGTTTATAACGCCGTTCAGATACCTGCTATTCGTAAGAATCAGGTAGGTAACTTTACACAAAGCGACAAGTACCTTGCGTTACCTTCAGACTATTTAGCATCTTTTTCAATGGCGGTTATTCTTGCTGACGGGACTCAAGAGTTCTTAATCGACAAGGATGTTAACTTTATTCGCCAGGCGTACCCAAGCCCTACCGATGAAGGCATACCCCGTTACTATGCTCAGTTTGAGCCTTATACATACATTATTGGCCCTACCCCAGATGACAACTACCAGGTAGAATTGCACTATTATTACTACCCACAATCTATTGTTACTGCCGGTACATCTTGGTTGGGTGATAATTTTGAAACGGTTTTACTGTATGGCTCGTTGCGTGAAGCCGTGATCTTCCAAAAGGGAGAACAAGACATGGTTACGTACTACGAATCCAAATACCAAGAATCCTTAGCGTTACTCAAAGACTTGGGTGATGGTAAAGATAGACGTAGCGCATACCGCGATGGTCAGTTAAAATTACCCGTACCAGGGCCAGTTAGATAATTTTTTAGGAGCAAGAAATGCCAATTACCCAAGGAATGGCTACATCGTTTAAAGTTCAAATTTTGAATGGTCAGCATAATTTTTCAGCAAATACGTTTAAATTAGCCCTGTATACCAGCTCGGCTACTATTAACGAGAACACAACTGTTTATTCAGCAACAAACGAAGTAGCTTCTACTGGCAACTATTCTGCTGGTGGCAATACTTTATCCGTTAGCGTAACCCCAACAAACTCTGGAAACGTGGCTTTTATCTCGTTCTCAAATACTTCGTGGGCAAATGCAACAATTACCGCTAACGGCGCTTTGATTTATAACGCTAACTTGTCAAATGCAGCTGTTGCTGTATTGGCTTTTGGTGGTGATAAGACATCGACCAACGGTACTTTTGCAGTGAATTTCCCAACTGCGGATGCAAGCAACGCCATTATTCGTTTGACAGCTACCTAATTTAGGGAGGCCATATGGCTTTGGTCTTAAAAGATAGGGTTAAAGAATCCAGTACAAGCTCGGGTACAGGTAGCGTAACACTTGCTGGTGCCTTTACAGGCTATCAAACTTTTGCGTCTGCGGTAGCTAGTGGTTCTACTGTTTACTACACAATCCACAATACTACTTCGCCAAATGATGGTGAGTGGGAGGTTGGTGTTGGTACGTTTACATCTCCATCTACATTAAGCCGAGACACGGTTTTTTCATCGTCTACTGGTGGAACTAAAGTTAGTTTTAGTGCGGCTAGTGTTTTAGAAGTATTCATTACTCAGCCAGCTAGTGAAGCCGTATATATTAATGATGCAACTGGAAGAGTAGAAGCGTTTGGTAACGGTGCAAATACCATTACTTTTACCAATATAAATACCACAAATTTAGTTGCCAACACGGTTACTTTAACGGCTGGAACAATTAGCACCAACGCAGCCAATGCTACGGATATTGTCAATAAGCAATACGTAGACGGGATTGTTGCAGCTGGTGTTCACTACCATGCGCCAGTACTTGTTGAGTCGCCAACTGCTTTAATTGCCACATACAATCAACCAGGCGGCGCTGGTAACGGTGTAGGTGCAACACTTACTAATAGCGGATCTAACGTAGCGCTTGTAATTGATGGGGTTACATTATCAAACACAGCTCGTGTTTTGGTTTATACCCAGTCTAATGCGGTACAGAACGGTGTATATACAGTTACTAATCCAGGAAACGTTTCTGCGCAGTGGGTGTTAACTCGTGCAACCGATGCTGATACCTATGTTGTTGCTAGTTCTGCTGGTTTGAGTGAAGGCTCTACATTTTTTGTACAGTCTGGTAATACAGGAGCGGGTGAAGTTTATACATGTACTACTCCAGGAACTATTACATTTGGCACGACAAACATTACGTTTGCACAGATTGGTTCTGCTCAGATTTATTCTGCTGGAACAGGACTCAGCCTTACCAATACTACATTTAGTTTAGTAACCCCCGTTGCAACTACTAATGGTGGCACTGGCTTAACTACATTTACCGCAGCTAATAATGCTATTTATTCCACAGGTGCTAGTACTTTAACTGCAGGTACTTTACCTATTGCAGCTGGCGGCACAGGGTCTACTATCGCACCTGCGGCTATTACAAACTTAAGGGGTTGGGAAACTACCGTAACTGCTGCTGGTACAACTACGCTTACTAATACAAGCGCAACACAGCAAAACTTTACTGGTTCAACTACTCAAACTTTAGTTTTGCCTGTGACTAGCACATTGGCTTTAGGCTGGGCTTTTGAAATTATTAATAACAGTACAGGCACTATAACTGTCAATTCATCAGGCGGTAACTTAGTAGGTACAGTTATTGCTGGAACAACGGCAAGCATAGTTTGTAATTTAACTAGCGGAACAACTGAAACATCTTGGGATTTTGATATTGATGGATTTGCTACCGAAACTGGCACAGGCGCTGTAGCAAGGGCAACAGCTCCATCATTTGCTGGAATAACAGCAACAGGTGCATTGCAACTTAATGGTAGTGCGGGAACCCTTGTTAACTTGCATACTGCCGCTACAACAGGTGTTTTTAATCTTGGCGGAACTGCTGGTACTGGAACAATGACTATTGGTCGTTCCACAGCAAGCCAAACAACCAATATTCAAGCTGGCGCAACTGCTTCAGGTTCTACCAAGACCATTAACTTAGGTACTGAAGGTTTAACTGGCTCTACTACTACGATTAATATTGGTTCTGCAAACGGCACAACCGTTACAGTTAATGGCACAGCTAATCTATCTGGAAACGTCAATATTGGTGGTTCTATATCTGGTAACGGCGCTTCTTTATCTGCAATTAATGCCTCCAACATCTCAAGTGGAACTATTGCCAACGCAAGAACTACAGCGGCTTCTGCCAATGGCGCATCAACAATCGTTCAACGAGATTCGTCTGGTAGTTTTGATGCTAACTTAGTTAACGCAGTGTCCCTTAGTGGTAACGCTGCAACAGTTACAAATATCAATGCGTCTAACATTGCTTCGGGGACTATTGCAAATGCGAGAACTACTGCTTCCTCTAGTAACGGCGCTTCTACTATTGTTCTGCGCGGAGCTTCTGGTGAATTTGCTGCTGGGGCAATAACAGGTACATCTTTTTCTGGTAACGGTTCTGCCCTTACTGCTATCAACGCTACAGCAATTACTTCGGGGACTTTAGACAATGCCAGGACTAATGCTACTACTGCCAACGGTGCTTCCACTCTTGTTGTTCGTGATGCTAATGGTTCCTTTGCTGGGAATGTAATCACAGGAACTACGGGAACCTTTACCAATATCTCTGGTAACGCCACTTCTTTAACAGCAATCAACGCCTCAAACATATCTAGCGGCACTATTGCAAACGCACGTACAACCGCTGCCTCGGCTAACGGAGCTTCAACTATTGTATTACGTGGCACATCGGGTGAATTTAGTGCTGGAATTATTACGGCTGATGGGTCTGGATTATCGGCTATCAATGCTTCCAATATCTCCAGCGGGACAGTGGCTTCTGCTCGTATTTCTGGGTCTTATACAGGCATTACAGGTGTAGGAACCCTAACTGCTGGTACATGGAACGCCAACGTTATTGGTAACGTATATACAACAGCCAACTCCGCTAATGGAGCCAGCACTATAGTAGCCCGTGATTCTAATGGTTCATTTACAGCTAACGTAGGAACATTTACCACAGTTAGCGGTGCTGGAGGTGGTTTAACAAGTATTAACGCGTCTAGTATCACACTAGGTACGTTAGATAACGCAAGAACCACAGCGTCTGCATCAAATGGTGCAAATACCATTGTATTGCGTGGTGCATCGGGTGAGTTTGCTGCTGGTGCAATAACAGCCTCTGGTAATTTATCTGTAACTGGTAGCGTTATTTCTGCGACTGCTAATGCTGCTGCTAGTGTTGAAGGTATTTTTACCAATACAAACGCAGGCACAGCAGCAAGCGCTGGCGTTCAAGGCAAAGGAAACAGCACAGGTTATTGGATATTAAGACAATATGGCACAGGCGTGACGGCTAGTGTATTTGGACAAACACTTGCTAACTACGCTCTTTTGGCTTCAGATGGTGCTTCAAGTAATGGTTTAATGCTTGGTTCTTTAACAGCAGACCCAGTTATATTTGGCACTAATAACGCAGAACGGATGCGTATTGACTCTAGTGGTGCTGTCGGTATTGGAGTTACTAACCCATCATACAAATTAGACCTTGCATCCGCTGATACAACCGCTAGTCTTGGATACGCAATTCGTATTAGAGCTAACGCAACAGCAGCCGCAGGTTCTATTCAATTTACTAACGCAAACGCTTCAACAGAAAATGCAGTTATATCAGCAGATACTTCAAATAATATGAAGTTTTCTACTGCTTCAGCAGAGCGTATGCGTATTACTTCTGCTGGCGCTGTTTCATTTGGATCCTCTGGTACAGCTTATGGCACTGCTGGTCAATATTTACAATCATCTGGATCTGGCGCTTCACCTGTTTGGAAATCAATTTCCTATGGCGGTACATACCTTGTAGTTGCTGGCGGTGGTGGTGGCGGTGAGCAGCAAGCATCTGTAACTAACGGCGGTGGTGGTGGGGCTGGTGGATTTTTAACTGGTTCCGCTACATTTATCGTAGGTTCTGTTTATACCGTTACAGTTGGTGCTGGCGGTGCAGTTAATAATAATGGTTCAGATTCAATTTTAGTTGGTATAGCAACAGCCATAGGTGGTGGTTTCGGAGCTGGTGTAACTGCTGCAAGAGCTGGTGGGAATGGGGGCTCAGGTGGCGGAGGTTCTGCTGCTGGCGGTGGTGGAGCTGGTGGTTCTGGTACATTTGGCCAAGGTACTGTTGGTGGTTCCGGTAGTGATGGTGGTAACTATTTGGGCGGTGGTGGCGGTGGAGCTTCAACTGCTGGGGATACTGGTAGTTCCACTGGTAATGGCGGTGCTGGTACTGCTTCAAGCATTACTGGATCTTCAGTAACATATGCTGGTGGTGGTGGTGGTGGCGGTAATTCAGGACAATTTGGAGCTGGCGGTGCTGGCGGTGGTGGACGTGGAGGTACAAACGTTTCAAACTCTGCTGTAGCAGGGACAGCCAATAGCGGTGGCGGTGGCGGTGGTAGCGCAAACAATACTGGCTTTGCTGCTGCTGGGGGTTCTGGGGTTATTATTATTTCAGTGCCAAGCACAAATTACAGTGGGGTAACTACTGGTTCACCAACTATTACAACCAGTGGTTCAAATACAATTATTAAGTTCACAGCATCTGGAACATATACAGCTTAACGGAAAAAATTAAATGGGACATTTTGCAAAAGTGCTCGATGGAAAAGTAATACAAGTCATTGTGGCTGAACCTGAGTTCTTCGATACATTTGTTGATTCAAGCCCTGGCTCTTGGATTCAAACATCCTATAACACCATTCGCAACAAGCACACTCAAGGTGGTACTCCATTGCGCGGTAATTATGCTGGCATTGGATTTACGTACGACCATCAAAACGATGTGTTTTACGCTCCAAAACCCTATGAAAGCTGGATTTTAAATGAAGCTACGTGGACTTGGGAAGCTCCAAAACCAAAACCTAGTGAAGAAAAACTTTATTCTTGGGACGAAGAATCTTTGTCTTGGGTAGAGCCTTCTAAAGGGATTTAAGTGTTTGGTTTTTCACCTTTCGCTGGCGCCCCCTTTGCCGCTACAGGGGATGGGGAAAGTATAGGTATAGATGTAAACGTAACAGGCGTATCTGCTGTAGGCGTTGTTGGTACCGTAGAAGTAAGTTCTGGGCAAACCATTGCTGTAACAGGCGTAAGTGCAGTAGGTCGTACTGGTACGGTAGTAGTTGAGGCTGGTGGTAGCGTTGATTTAACGGGCGTTGTTGGGGTTGGGCGTGTAGGCGATGTAGATGTCAAAGCCGATAGTAATTTAAACCTAACTGGCGTAAACGCTGTAGGACGTGTTGGTACGGTTGATGCCCAAGCTAGTGCTGTAGTCAATGTAACAGGTGTTCAGGCAGTTGGTAGGGTTGGAAACGTAACTGTAACTGCTGGTGCTACAGTAGACCTAACTGGAGTGTACGCTGTAGGGCGCATAGGTAACGTAGAAGTTACGGGTAATGCGGTTGTTAATTTAACAGGCGTTCAGTCGGTAGGGCGCATAGGTAACGTAACAGTACAGGCTGACGCAGAAGTAACAGTTACTGGGGTTTATGCAGTAGGGCGGCTTGGTAACGTAACGGTTACTGGTAGTGTTGTGGTAGATTTGACAGGCGTAAAAGCAGTAGGTCGAATTGGCAATGTAGAGATTTCTGGCGGTGCCGTAGTCTTTGTTACTGGCACCCAAGCAATAGGCAGAATAGGCGATGTAACCGTATTCGGTAATGCCACGGTAAACGTGACAGGAGTCAAGGCAGTTGTTAAACTTAAGGTCGTAAACGTATGGGGTGACATTAATACGGATCAAACCCCAGATTGGCAAAATATTGTACCTGGTGCTGGCTCTGGATGGACTGAAATAAACCCAAGTCAAACACCTAATTGGACGGACGTTTTAGTGCCTTCGGGCTTTGATAATTAAGGATAAATTATGGCAAGTACCTTTTCACCCACACTACGCATAGAGCTAATCGGCGATGGCGACCAGTCTGGTATTTGGGGGCAAACTACCAATACCAACCTTGGAACACTTTTAGAGCAGGCTATTACTGGCGTAGTGTCTATTACCATGGCAGACGCTAACTACACGCTAAGTAACTTTAACGGTGTATCAGACGAAGCTCGTAATGCTGTTTTAGTAGTAGGCGGTACAAATGCTGCAGTGCGGGATATTATTACCCCACTAGTTGAAAAACTCTATGTAGTTAAAAATAGCACGGTTGGTGGTTTTGCCATTAATATTCGTGCGGCTAGTGGGTCTTCTGTGTCCGTGCCTAATGGTGCTACTGTCTGGGTTTACTGTGATGGCACTAACTTTAACGCCATTAATACCGAGTCTGTTGGTAACTTTGAAGTAAACGGCAACCTTACAGTAACAGGCAATACCAATGCCGTAGCTGCCACTTATACAGGTAACGTAGCCGCCCTTAATATATCAACTGCAAACGTAGCTGCTACTGGCAATGTATCAGCAGCTAACTTTATTGGTGCTGGCTTAACCATCACCAGTATCAATGCCTCTAATATATCGGCAGGTACGATAGCTAACGCTAGAACTACGGCTAATAGTGCAAACGGTGCTTCTACCATCGTAGCTAGAGATTCAAACGGTTCTTTTAGCGCTAACGTTGGTACATTCGTTACAGTATCTGGGGCGCATAGTGGTAATGGCGCTGGCTTAACTGACATCAATGCTAGTAACATCTCGTCTGGCACAATCGCAAATGCACGTACTACTGCCAATTCATCAAATGGTGCATCAACCATTGTTACAAGAGATTCTGGTGGCAACTTTACAGCAAACACTGTAACCGCAAATTTGACTGGTAACGTAACAGGTAACGTAACAGGTAACGTAACAGGTTCAGCGGCTACAGTAACAAATGCAACTCAAAGTAGTATTACGTCTATACCTAATTTAGCTACTGTTGGCACAATTACTTCAGGTACTTGGAGCGGGTCTTTTGGGGCGGTAAGCGGGGCAAACTTAACCAATCTTAATGCTTCTAATTTGGCAAGTGGAACTGTACCAAGCGCTCGTTTGTCAGGCACTTATGGGATCGATATTTCTGGTAACTCAGGAACAGTAACTAACGGGGTTTACACAACTAACTTTACGGGTAGTAATCAATCTTTAACGAACACTGGTTATCAAAAACTACCTGGTGGGTTAATAATTCAATGGGGCTTAGAAAACGGTATTCCGGGGGATACAACGGTAACAATTACTTTGCCAATTCCTTTTACTGCCGGATTTTTTTATGCAAATGTGGCGGTTCAAGATTACACCGGTGGCAACGAAGAATATGCCGCACCATTTGTTATTGTTACCAACTTAACAACTTTTCAAGTAAGAAACAATGATACAGATACCGCTTTTGGAAATTATCGTTGGATTGCTGTTGGATTTTAAAAAATAAAATCACTACACAAACTACACAGGACTAATATGATTAAGACCATTCAAGACTCAATGGAAGACGGCGAATTTAAGCCACGCCATACGGTAGAAATTTACTGCCCCAACTGTGGGCGTGATGTGGACGAAACCGAACTTGCCATGAAAGTATGCGGTGACTGCGGATTTGATTTATCTGAGCCAGAGCAGCACGTAGCGATCGTAGTGGCAAACCTGTCTTCTGGTGGCAGTACGTTGTAAGGAGTAAAGCATGAATATGCAAGACCTTTTAAAGGCAGTTATTCCTATTGTGGTTGTTTGTATGGGTTGGTTGCTGGGTCAAGTGCATTCATTCCAGACCCGTCTAACGCAAATTGAAGGCAAGATGCCAGCGTTGATTACCAGCGAAGGCGTACCAACAGACAGTCCTATTTCAGCAGAACGTAGGGCAAAGATGCGAGAAGAACTATATCGTGAAATTCACGATATGCACGTACGAGTAAAGCTGCTTGAAGAACGTGAAAAGATAGGGAAAAAATAATGTTAGGACTAGACACCATTGTTGGCGTAGGAATGAAGTTGATTGACAAGCTGATACCTGACCCAGCAGCTAAAGCACAAGCCCAGCTAGAACTAGCTAAATTAGCCCAAGAAGGCAAACTAGCGGAGCTGCAGGCCGACAGCGTAGAAGCCCAAGAACTAACTAAGCGTCAGCAAGCAGACATGCTAAGCGATAGCTGGCTGTCCAAAAACATTCGCCCAATGACCTTAATCTTTATTTTGCTGGGTTATTTTGTATTTGCCATGATGTCAGCTTTTGGTATGGATGCTAATAAAGCCTACGTAGAGCTGCTTGGTCAGTGGGGCATGCTCATTATGAGTTTTTACTTTGGTGGTCGTACTCTTGAGAAGATTATGGACATGAAGTCGAAAGAAAAACAAGATGCAAAGTAACTTTGAGAAATGCCTAGCTAAGATGCTTGCCCACGAGGGCGGCTTTGTAAACCACCCCCAAGACCCAGGCGGCATGACTAACCTTGGCGTTACTAAACGGGTTTGGGAAGAATGGGTCGGGCATGATGTTGACGAGAAACAGATGCGGGCGCTTACCCCTGAAACCGTTGCACCACTCTATAAAAGGAAATACTGGGATGCTTGCCGAGCTGATGATCTTGTGGCTGGGGTTGACTACTGTGTTTTTGACGT